GTGTCCATTTAAGATTGAAGAGGCGCTCATAGGCTTCCTTCGCGGTCTTTTGTGCCTTTCCATCGTTCCATTCCAAGCCAAGCTGGAATACGTGCTGTTTTTGCATGTTAAACATGCCTTCCACGACCCGGCGACAGGTGTGCCACCATTCTTCTGAGCCGGTGGCGTCTGGATCGAATTCACTTAATCGTCTGGAGTATGTTCTCTTGAATGTGACATACCCCAAGGGCCCCCATGGCACTTCGGCATCTTTGTAGGGCTCGATAAAAGTATCTGATAGTCTGAATCTGCGTATGTTTTCTATAGTTCTCATTATGTTTATTTCCTTTTTCTAAACTTCTCGTATTTATTCTGCAGTAGATCTTTTTGCATGCTAGCGGTTAAAGCCACGGGGTTGAGCGGAATCGCTGCGGTAGAAGTGGTGTTTGGCATAACTTTAATTTTAGCACTGGAGGGATCCATAAATATATTATAGATCATCCCATCGGGACCATTTCTATTTTTGGCAATAAACATTTTCCCTTGATTATTTTGTTTGTCTTCAACTGTGCGTGAAACAGAAAATATAAAATCGGCGACGAAGCATTTATTAAACGCTTCTGATATCTGTTCCATTGTGATTACTTCTGCACTCAGTCCCGAACGATTCGTCTGTGAGGCGGTCCACACGGGACAACCAAACTCTGTGGATATAGCGCGGAGGTCTTCATAAATAGATTCCAACTCTGTTCTCTTCTCCTTCCTCACGGTTACCGGCCTTAAAAGATCGGCATAGTCAACAATAATCATCCCCGGCTTGATGCCTCTCTTCAACAACTTAGTAAGGTGGGATTTAATAGTATTAGTTGTTGCAGATTTGGTGGGGTATTCCTTGATAATAAGCTTTCCTTCGATATCTTTAATCTCTTCGTATATTTCTTCTTTAAAGTTAATGATATCAGAAAGAGGGTATCCTGTTAAACAACTATCGTATCTGTTTGCAATAATTGTGTCTTGAAGTTCAAGGGTGTAGTGAACAACTACCTTACCCTCCTTTATTCCTTGGGTCCCAAGGTGCACAAGGCAAAAAGACTTGCCGGCGCCGGTAGGGGCGATCACCACCCCTAGTTCGCTCTTTCCAAGACCGCCGCCACAAATGGAGTCTATCTCTTTCCATCCGGTTGTGACCGGAAGACGGTGCTTTGGGACAAACCTCTGTTCAAAATCGGCTATATAATCATAGCCAAAGTTATTATCCGATCCAAGCTTGAGAGAATCATTGATGGTCTTAGAGATTTCATCAAATGAGCATGTCTGCAGCAACCCGACCGACTTTAGCATCGCTTCTTTTAGATTCTGCTTGCGACAAAAATCAAGCGACTGCTCTTTAATATATTTTATATCCGAAAGCTCTCTTGCAGTAACTTTGGCAAAATATTCTCTGACTTGCTTCTGCACTATTTCATCTTCGCCATCAAGCTGAGTGCGCAAGATAGATATTATTGCTTCTGCAGATGGATGAGTGCCGTATCTATCGCGATAGTCAATGATCTTTCCCACAAAAACGCGCAGGTACTCTAACTCCAGAAAGGCTACGTCGAGTACCTCAGTAATCTGATCGGCAAAGGGCCGGTCTTCATAAATAATTTGTACGAGGCCTTCTTGGAAGGATTTTCCATACCGACTAAAACTATCTTTTTCGATCACGGTTCATCTCGGGTTGCGCTAACAGTAAATATAACAAAATTGTCTGTAAAGTCAAGCAAATTAGCGCTCAGAATTAATTTTATTTAAACGCAACTCTAGGTCCTTCCAGTTCAACTCTCCAAACCCGTCATCACGCATTTTCTTCATGATTTCTATCTTGTTGAAATTACACTCAAAGTTCTCTACGGCGTTCCTTACAAAGTCCTTTGACTGAGGAGAAAGCATTGGAGAATATAGCTGCATCATCTTGTAATTGTGTTCAATAATTTTTTCTCCTGCTATGATATTATCGTGAAACTTGAGTTTTTTGTCGATCTTCTCACAATAAGAAATAATATCATCAATAGTGTAATCTTTGTCGGCGCCCAAAAATCCAAGACGGCGCTGGATGGTCTTAAACCCTACTGATTTGATGCCCGGGAGATTATCGGAGGCATCGCCTACGAGGGAGCGGGCCAATGCCATGTTGCGTGGATGTACCCCCAACTCTTCCACAATGCGCTTCTTGTTATATACTATATCGCTTGTGGGCCGATATACCACAGTTTCTTCGTCACACAGCTGGTAGAAATCCTTGTCATTAGAAACGATTACTTTTTGCCAGCCGTCGTAGTACTGCATCCGAGTAAGATAAGAGATGACATCATCAGCTTCCACTTCCGGAAGCATTACCTGCACAATGGGCATTTCATTGAAGTACTCAATGGACCGGGTCTGCTGCCACACTCTGTTTCGCAACTCTTCATCTTCGCTAAGTGCCTTGACATTCCTGTTGAGGCGAATTGGCTTGCGGCCTTCTTTGTAGTTTTTGTCGATTGAGCGGCGTTTCTGGGAGCCGTTAGGTCCATCCCAAACAATCACAATCTCATCTGGCTTTATCATGCGAGCTAGCTTCTGCACGATCTTGATAGATCCCTTGAATCCTCCGATTGGTTCGCCATTCGTGGACAAACTTGGATCCACAATGTATGCTCTCAAAAACATATTGAGGGCATCAATAATCAATACTCTTTTCATAGTTTATAACTTCCTGCTTTCTTGTTGTTAATAGTATATACGACACGCTTAACACCTACGTGCTTAAGTGCTTCGTGACACATGGCACACGGCTTGGATAGCTTATAATCGCCCTTCTTGCCGACACGAGCCACATACACAGTGGCGCCATCTGTAATCTCTCGATCCATCCCAAGGATAGCGCCGAGTTCTGCATGCAATGTGGTTCTTCCTTGGTGCTCGCGTTGAAACCGTGAGCCAAATGCACAGTAATTGTTCTTATTGAACGATACGTTGCGGATAGAACCTTTCACCAGCACCGCGCCGTGGCGATAATCAGGATAAGTCGACTGATGGGCCATGCGCTTTGCTAGTTCCATATAGCGCCGTACCTTGCCAGAATATTTGTGAAATCTATCGGCACTATAGTCTGAGGTATATTCTTGGACCATGGTAGACAAAAGCCCTCCTACAAGCTTATACATAAGTATAACGCATCACAGGAGGGCTGTCAAGCGATTTTATCCGGGATCAGAGTAAAACTGATCGGCAGATCCCTCTCGTCGATCAAACTTCTGAACAACCTCTTCGTCCATTAGTTTAATGATGTTGTTCTTAAACTCTTCGTCTGTTTGAATGATCTCGGCCCACTTGGAAGGCTGGAACTTCTTCTCATAACCGTCAGGCATCTTGAGTGTGTACCATGCGCCGGCACTCGTCAGGTGATCGGAACTCTTTACCGCATCAAACCAGCTTTCCTCGTCACGGATACCAATATCTTCGGTGCCCCATAGGATACGGAATGCGCAGTTTCTACCTTGTGTTCCAAAGCGTGACTTCTCCAGTTTTACCTTAACTTCTGATCCGATGCGAAAGCCCTTATCATCTTCAACGAAGGATGCCTTGGCCTTACGGCCGGTGAGCCAGATGCGCAGCGAATACGAATAGTGCATCGCCTTGCCACCGGGTGTCATGTAGGGGGTGGTCATCGCAATAATGCGAGCGTTAGGGCCACTTGGAATATTTGTCTTAAGCTGGTTAAGTACAATAAACGTTGCCTGCTTGTCGGCAATGGGGATAATCAGCTTTGACATTCCCTTGGCGAGAATGCGAGCCTTTACCGCCATCGAGGATTGAGGATTAAAGTCTCCCTCTACATCCGACACGGACGGGGTAAGCGCCAGAGAGTCCCAGATAAACAATAACTGTTCATCGGTCGCCCCCAACAGTTCTTCCACTGTCTCCAAGACAAACTCCACAGAGGACGCCTGAACGTACATTAAACGCTCTAGGTCGCATCCTGCGCGCTCCAAGAAGCTTGGGTCGATGGCAGACTCAGAATCGAAGTAGACGACCATCTTGCCCGTTTTCTGAGCGTTTGCGGCCACTTGTGCTGCCATGTAGGATTTACCGGTGCTCTCCAGGCCTGCTAGTTCTGTGACCTTCCCGACTGGAATGCCGGCAACCTTTCCTTTGCAGATGATGGAGTCAAGCCATCGGGATCCTGTTGAGATCCATTCTTTTACCTCGGTTGGGTTCTCGCCTGTTAGATCATGGGCGACATTGCGGCCGGCTTTCTTATTTACAAGACTCATTAAGTCTTGCATTGAAACTCGGCCGGCTTTTGCTTGTTTGCTTTTTCTAGCCATTGTTGTCTCCTATCATTAGAATTTCTCTAGCCTTTTTGGCGCTATGTGTTCCATCATCATTTTTCTTTCGGCGTCCCGCTGTATACGTGACGTCGAAATAGGCAATCTCATTATTGCCTTTTCGAGATTCGAAGAAGTCATCTCCAACATCTCTATTTGAAAGCATAGCATAGGCACCTGCCCTTGTCAAGTCATTCAAAAAATTAACCACTCTTTCTTGTATGGCATCATCAAAGTCTACGCCGTACTGTGTGAATGAGCCCCTATATGGAGGATCAAGGAACACGTATGTGTTGTCCTTTACCTCGTCTCGGGTGCCTTCAAAATCTCCACTCATTAGCTTGCACGATCTGAGGGCTGCGTTCCATTCCAATACGTTATCTTTATCGTATACCTTCTCTTTCTGGTTGAGCAGCCCTGACGGCGTGCCGAATCTGCCGTTTGTATTCTTGTTGATCTGCCAGATTCCGTTGAATCCGGTCTTCATCAAAAAGTATAACGAAGCGGCTTCTTCGGTCTTGTTCCATTTCTCATAATCGAAGGCATGCTGTTCGCGCAGATCATAATAAAACTTCTTTCTATCTTCCTTGTTTAGAGGCATATACTGTGCGGAGAGGTGATCCACACGTTCGATAAACTTATCGCAGTCATCCTTGATCGCGCCGTATATCGCCATGATTGACTCATTGTAGTCATTGAGGACGAACGTAGCCTTGGGGTTCTTGTTGTAAGCCCACACAAACATGGCGCCTGCACCCAAGAATGGTTCGATGTAGTGATCGAACGACTCTGGTAGGTGTTCGCCGTACTTCTTGATCATGCGCGTCTTGCCGCCTGCCCACATAAATAATGGCTTCACACAATCTCCGTGATCTGCAGGGCTACTTGCTTAATGTTAGCAAAGTTAGGCTCCATTATGGCATGATTTTCACTTTCAAGCAATAAAGAAATTTCATCTTGATACTTTTGACCTTGGAAGGTGGCACCCGAAAAGACCATGAAGAATGGCTGCATTACTGTGTTGTATTTTTCTCTAACCACTCTTTTAAGGGATGGCGAAAGAAACTTATAGACGCGTTCATGGGCGTTACCGCCGTTGTTGCCCGTCTTCTTCTCCACGTAAAGGTTTTTGTTTGTAAGGCCATTGGTGACAAGGGTATCCAGCTTGATGCCTTTTCCCCCGCTGTACACTACCAGCTTTTTTGGTTTCTGCTCGACGATATAATGTGCCGGCAACTCCTTGGCCAGCAATGTGGCGAAATCATTTTCGCCGGCATCGCCCACAAGGCGGGCGCCCTGTTGCCAATTGTCTCTTTGAGATAGTGCTGTCGCACCCATACTCCCTCCTTAAAAATGCGGCACCCTATTTTCCCGACCGGGGTGCCAGCGGTCTCACGCAAGCCTTACTTGGTGGCCATCAGATCATCAAACGCTCGGTCCACATCGCTCTTGCCATTATCATATTTAGTGGTTTCCTTCGAACGTGATTCTGCACTTCCATTGCCAGCAAGCTGTTCATCGAGGATTGCATCGATTTGCTCCGGAGTATGACGCTCAAACAGAGAGTCAAAGTCAGGGATACTATCAAGGAGGGCGGGGATAGCTTCCGTGTCCTCCAAAAGCGTGGAAGTGTTTCGACGCATCTTCAGGCTTGTCTGCGGGTATGCCCCCGGTGACGTGGGCTTTGTGTAGGTAAGTGAGATATCGGTGCCTTCCATGGCGTCGGTGATATCTCCGTAGTCTGGGTCTAGAATATAGCCCAAAAGGTTTTCGTATGCTCGCTTTCCGTAGCCATACATCTTAACACCCTCTTCTTCGCGACCACGTACTACGACGGGCGAGAAGTAACGGGCGCGCACAAACAGCGACTTAGCAAGCTTCTTGCTTTCTTCATCATTGCTTTCAACGCCACCCTTCCATAACGATGAAGCAAACTCGCAAATTGGGCACTTTTCGCCAAAATTGCGCTTTGGACAGACAATGCCGCCCCTGTGGTCTCCCACATTATAATGGAAATACATCTCCTTTAGAGGATCTCCATCTGTACTGGGTACAATCCGAATTTCTTGATCGCCCTCTTCGGGTCTAAACCAAGCTGACTGTTCCCTCTCTCCCTCGCCCCTAAGTTGGGCAAGCTTCTTTCTCATTAGTTCCATATTAATTGACATGTTGTGTCTCCTTTTGTTGTTTATGGTTAGAGTATATCAAGCGTTCCTTGATATCTAATATAACACTCTCAATCTACCTTGTCAAGAGTTATTTGTTGTTGTACTTTATTTGTATGGGCTACAACATACCCAAAGTCACTATAAGGCGTCTCGTAAATTGCATAAGAAATTTTACGGAAAGCGTTTGTTGGCTTTTTCTTCAAAATATCAACAAGCTTTCGGTGCAACATCCCCTCCTTCGCAAGTCTTTCCTCATTTATACATAAATAATAACACAGATCGCGCTCGGCGTCAAGCTCAAAAAACCATTTTTCTTCTAAATTCTTCATATTTAACGCACCAATGCTTCGAATGCGATTGATGTCTGCTGGTTTTGCTACTTGGCCGATTTCCGGCTCTGAGTGGGCGAAGTAGTTCAAATAGTGGACCGCCGAAAATATAGAACCGTTAAGGGTATCATAATAGCCCTTGATCGGTACATCACCCAGATTCTTTTCGATCTCTAAATTGGAAAACACAGTGCACGAACTAAAAAGACCAGATCTGGCATATTCCTGTAAAACCCCAAAGGTTAGATTCTCTATGAGTCTCCTTTCTCCGGTTACTAACTCGACATCCGGCTTGATATAAAAAATATCTACCTTCTTGCTTTTGATCTGCTGTAGGATCCCTAGAGAATAGTTTGAGCTATATGTCGTGCCAACTATAAATACCTGAACATGATCCTTGAGGTTTTTAAAAAACTTTTTTAAATCGGGAATGTTGTCCTCATATTTCTCCGGAGTATCAAAAGAAGAAATGTGGAACTCGCTTTTTGTATTTTTTTCTACAGCGTCATTCAGCGTATAGACATCATATTGTTGGATCTCAGCAAACTTTTTAGCAATCGCCGATCCTCCCGTGCCAATCCCAACGATAGCTATCATAATGACAAATTCTCCAAATCATAGTAATTCTTGCCGGCCTTCAAATTAACTTTAAAAGTATCAAGCTTATTTTTAGCAAACATATCTCTAATTTGTCCTACCATCTCTCTTTCTTGGTCTGCAAAGTCTATCACTATTTCATCATGTACGATGTGAGAGATAAACGATTTTCTGCCTTCCAGTATGCGCTCAATCGCAACTGCCCGATCAATTACCAAATCTGCGGTTGTGCTCTGAATCAAATAGTTAAAGGCTTTCCAGTTGCTGACCTTTATGTGGCGGCCGAATACAGTATTAATATATTCCCCGTCGTAGTATTTGTCAAGTACTTTTTTGCGATCATAGTAATTTGTTTTGATGTGATCGGAGTCCGGATTGTACAGCCACGCAAAAAATGAGGTCTTGGCTTCTTCTCGATTCATGCCGGTGTTTTGAAAAACATTCGTTATGTTCCATTTATGAATATCGCCCTTTGGTTGTTTTTGTTCAGAAAGCGCCAATAATGTACGAACTTCGGCGCCATTATAGTCTAGAGATAAAAACCAGTCGTTGTGAGGCTTTATAAGGCGTCGTAGCTCTCTCTTCATGGTCAACATCGGGAAAGACCGTGGGTGGGTTGACAAGCGCCCTGTGACCGTCCCAAAGAGGTTATAATGAACGTGTTTCGAGCCATTTAATATCTTTTGTGATTCATTCCGCATGCCACCATTGATAAATAAGTTCCGGCACTCTGACGCGTCGACCTTCAAATCCTGATATTTTATCTTATGTAAAAGTTTGGCTGCTGACGCCATGTATTCATAGTTGGCTGGTTTTTCATAATTTTCAAATACATGCTCTGTGATCTGATTTTTAATCTCGCAGAATTGGATCAACGCGTCATATGGTACGAGATCAAAAAAACAGTGTTCTCGCAAATTTATTTTTGCAATATCAAATGATTTTTTATAGGCCCTCATTTTTTTGGCCGCGGCATCCCACTCGTCTCTCAGGTGCTCGGGGCACACTTCCTCTATGGCCTTGCCATGCGCATATATATTGGCATACTGGACATCTTTTTCTTTTAGCGAGCCTGTGTATCCCCACGTTTTCGTTAGGTTTTTTGGTATCTCGCTTTCATCAAAAATCAAGCTGCCATTGGCGTAAACGCCAATACACTGAGTTTTGTCATCGATAGGTTGAAACAGCACCTTTTAACTCTCGCTCTCTTTCTTCTTCTTCTTTAGTTAGTATAGCACGCCGTTCATACGTTGTCAAGGAGCCACTGTAGTCTCCTGTTCTTCCTATGATTCTCTCAAAAGCGCCGAGAGCCTTTTCTGCACCTTGCGTC